AGGGAAAAGTTGCGCGCGGCCATGTGCAAAGAATCCCGCGAATCGTGGCGAAAGTCAAATTTCGCAGGCAATCGCGGTTGCCTTCCAAGTCGTGACTCGATACCCGCCTTCTTCCGAGGTGATCGGTGCGTCGATCAATAGCTGAAAAACGCGGATGCCGAGCTGCGAATCCATCCACGATTCCGCGTCTGCGGATTGCACCTGCAATGCTAGGCTGTTGCGGAGGATGTCATGCTCGGCCTTGGTCGTTGCGACCTGCGCTGTGTCGCCTGGGGTCGTCACCAGCTTCGTCTCCCACTCGATTGTAAAGGCGCCGCTATCCATCACGCCGCCAGAATCAAATCGGCTGACAGAATCACCCTCGATGTAAATGCCGGGGTAAGCCTTGTCATCTTCGGTGTCGCGCATCGCAACGGGCAGGGTTGTCCCGCGTTGAATCCATCTTTTCCATGCGTCGAGTAATTTGTCGGTGTTCATTTTGATTTGTCTTTCTTGAGTCTAGCTTTGATAGCGGATTTATACCACTTCATGGTTTTCAATGCACCATGCAAAATTGCATTTTTAGCGTCGGATTTTTTTAGGACGTAATCGGTGGAAACGTGCGCGACGTTGTTTGTAATTTTTCCAACTGGCGACCAGACCGATCTGGCGATAGTTGCCGATCCTTCGGATTTAAACTTGTGCGCGTAGTTGGCGATGTTTTTCCCGATGGTGATCCGTGACCCCATCTTTGATTTTGCGCCGATGGCAATACCCGCCCCGATCCATCCCCCCTTGGCCTTACCGATTCGCCTCATTCTTGCTGCCGCCGCCGTCCTGCGATGCTCGTATGTGCAAGCTCCTTTAAGGTCTGGGGCGAGCCTTGGAACGCGGGCTTTTCTTGTCGTTCTGTTAAGGTCAATAAAATCGTTTACCTTTTTTGCGCTCGTTAGGTTTTGATCGGGAGTGAACTTGACCATTCTGCCGTTTATCTTCATTTCGGTCAGTTTCTTTTTCTTGAGCTTGCGAATAGCGTCTTGCGGAAAGATCACATATACTGCGCGGTTGATGTCTTTCCAAATTGCCGTTTCTTGCTTTTTCTTGGCATCTTTTTTCGTTCCCCAAGCTTGAGTTGATTGGATTAGGTCGCGGCAAGTTGCCACGCCCCATCTAGCAATCATGTCGTGGTTCGATTCACCAAACGACTTTGCCATCTTTTTCAGATCAGCTTCAATGTCCCTTGTTTTTACCTCGGCGCGAATCACGCCAAAGGTTATCGGGACGGGCGGCGAAAGTCAAAGCTAGCCCTGCCAGCGGTCGAGGTCAGGGAAAAGACGCTTGATCTTGATGAAGTTGTTCGGGCGGTAAAACTCGTCTTTGTGGCGCAGGCAGATGCCTTCACCGCCGCGTGCTACGATGTCGGTTTCCATCTCGTCAAGCTCAGCATGATCGTCTAGCGGGGCGTGGCTGATGACGGTGCAATGAGCAGGGAGGGTGAGCTTTTCGAGAGCCTTGATCCGGTCGATTGTCGTAACGCGGAGAACGGCCATATCGAAGATCATAAAGCGAATGCCAGCCCAATCGCTGCCCTTGCGCTGCATCGCGGATTGAAGCTCGGCAAACGTGCCGTTGCCCATCCACAGCTCGCCGTCGAGGCGAACGGATGGCATGCCTGCCTTGAACCATGCGGGCGGATTGAGGATGTTCCCGTGGCGGGTGATGAACTCCGATCCCGTCCAGATTGCCCGCACGCCGTCCAGCTTTTCGCTGGCGAGGTAGTCGGTGATCTTGTCGGGGATTTCGTTCACGGGGAAAACTTATCGGCATTGCCTACCCGTGTAAAGAGTTTTTTACGCCGATTTGTTGGTTGAAATCAGCCCGATTGATACGAATGATGCGCCCTTGCTGATCGAGGAAATGCGCCACGTCTCGCTGCGTCCGACTGCCTTGTTGCCGAGGTAGGATGTGGTCGCTGCCGGGTAAGCTGCCGCAAAGGTGGAAGCCAGCACCACGAAGTCCATCATGCCATCGCGCTCGAAACCGCCCTCTTCGTAGTCCCGCGAGTTGCGGGCTTCGTTGTAGGTTCCGGCGATTGCCGTGCCGCCGTTGATCACCAGCGTCTCAGTGCCGATGACGGCTTGTGCAATCGGTGCAACGGCTGCGATGAAATCACTCAGAATGGACATGGCTGAGGATTGCTGGAAATGGGGCGAAAGTCAAAACCCTACCGAACAGGCTCCGGCGCTGCGGTGGTCGATGCGTCGTGGCGGTAGAAGTGCAGAATTTTCGGGATGTGCAATCCCGTCTTGATCCGCTGCCGGGCTTGCAAGCACCATATTTTGTCCTCGCCGTAATTCGACTCGCCGAACAGGCACTCATCCACCCGTTCGCGCTTCCAGGCGCAGACGTGCCACGGTGCGCGGAGGGTGATGCCTCCGGGCTTGAAAGCCTCGTCTTGGTTGTTGATGCCGAACTCAACGACGCTTTGCTGGCCGTTGTAGGTGGCACCTTGGAGGAACGTAATCACGTCCGCACCGCTGGCGGCGGCGGTCAGCAGCTCCTCGACGTAGCTGTCGGCGATGTCGTCATCATCATCCACGAACGCAATGTATTGCCCCCGCGCGATGTCGAGCAGTGCCTGCCGCTTCGCTCCGATGCTGCGTGTGCGGTTGTCACTCAGGATCAGGTGCTCGACGGCTTGACCGCCGATCTGCTCCTCGATCCTCCACTGGAGGCTTTGCAGTTGTCTCTCGCGTCCCGGTATCGTCGGGGTCAGTATGCTGAGTGTCGGTTTCATGTGTTTTTTTCTTAAAAATGTTGTCCCAGTTTTCCCGCCCTTGCTTGCTGAGGGCTTTTGATTGGATCGGCTCGCCGGTGATGTCGTTGTAGGCGCTCATGGTTTCAGTCGTTGATATGTTGCCAGCCCGGCGGCGTAGTTTTCGGGCGCGTTGCTGCGGGCATAGGTTTCATCCATCTCGCCCTTCCCGAACGCCGGGTGCATGTGCTCGATCACGATGTCTTTTGCGTCGATCACCACGCCGTCGGCATAGGCACGATCGGTGAAGTGGTTGTCGCTGAACATGCTGAAAAACTCAGGGTGAAAGAGGTATCCTTGATCTGCGTATCGGGCACGGGTGAGGATCGCCATGCAGAGCAGGTCGTCGGTGCGGTGCCCGTCACTGATAGCAAGGACGGCGGGCTTGCTGGCGTCTCCGATAGCAGCGAGGATCGCCGTGTCCCATCCTCTGAACGGCTTCCAGTCGTCGGAGAGTTGCAGTAGGACATCACCACGGCTGGCGGCTGCGGCTGCATTCCACGCGGCGACTGGGCCGCCATCACCGGCGAGAAATGCGGTAGGGAATCTGACAAAGACCTCGGCGGTTTCGTCGTTGTAGTCGGCAGCGAAAAGATGCTCGACGCGCTCCGGGTGGTCGGCCATGCGCAGCCACTCCATGCGTGTCCTGACCGCCTGCATGGGGCGGCCACGGGTGGCGTGCAGCAGGCTGATGGTGGTCTTGCCGGAGGTCGCCAGCATGTTATGGCGGCGCGTGTCTGATTCGAGCGCCCGCCCCGCCATGCGGAGGGATTGAAGGAAAAGGTCTTCTCGGAAAAATCCGTAGAACATCTTCCGATGATTCCAACACGGCTTGTCGGGGAATTTGCAGGTCATCATGTGGCGAGCGTAGCTCAATGCCCGTTGCGGCTCGTCGCAGGACATGGAAAGGGCTGTCAGCTCATACAGCGGCTCGGCGCGGCTTGGGTCTTCCGTCCATGCTTGCGTGTAGATCGCGGCTTTGTCGCCGTAATCATCGGCCATGGCGGCGAGGGTCATGTAGGTTTCAAAGCGTTCCGCCAGCCCGCCTTCTGGGTGGTCGAGAAACTCTCTGGCAAGCTCGATAGCGCGTGCGTCTCTGCGCCGAGAATACTCGATCATCAGATAAAAGGTATGCGCGTGCGTGCGGTCTTCGTCCGGGATGCTTTCGAGGATGGTCAGGTTGCGGTCTTTCGAGCATTCCCGATCCGGGCGCGGGATGTGGATGATCCGCGCATCGTTCGACTGGGATTGCTTAGCGGTTTCGCCGGCGACTTGGACGAGGTTTTCGTGGAGCGCGTTTTTCCAAGCATAGTTGCCGTTATTCCGCCAAGCACGCTCGCGGAAGTTGCCGATTACGCCCTGGTCACTGACGATGTAGGGGATGCTTAGGATGCCGACATCATCCGGCAGCTTAGCAAGCAGGGTGCGGAGGTGCTCCAGCCCTTCGGCGGTGTCGTCCATGTCTGCCCAGACGATCCAGTCCCCAGAGCAAAGCGCGGCGGATGCGTTGCGGGCTGCTGCGAAGTCATCGACGTGCGGCCAGTTGCGGGCGTTGTGATATTCGCTGATGATGCAGCCGCGAGCTTTTGCAATATCAAGCGTCCCATCGGGGTCTTGGGTGCCGATGGCTCGAACCATCACGATCTCGTCAAAGTGCGGCTGAAATACATCCAGAAAACGCTCAACGTCCTTCTCACAATTCCCGGTAATAACCGACAGGCTGATTTTCATATTTCTTGGGAGGGGATACCCCTTGCCCACAAAGCCCCACCCCTTGTGAGGGTGAGGCGATGGGACATGAACACACCAAGAAATTAGTCTGTGCGGGCGATGAGGCCGATTCCGAGGGTGAGCGCGGCGGCCATACCGAAGAGGCACTCAACGCTGGCGAAGTGGCGACCTTTGCCGGGGTTGAAGTGGCGGCGATAGGTGAATCCGAGTCCGGTTTCTGGATCGGTCACGGTTTCGACTGCGAGGTAGCTTTCTCCACCGTCCTGCGGCTGGAGCTGGCGAACTGCAACTGCCATCGCGTCGGAGTGAGCGAGGAAGCCGATGATCGAGAGCGAGGCACCGATGGTGGTGAGGTTGGTCTGATACACATCCATGCCGAGAAGGCGTGGAATGCGAGCTTCGCGGATTCCTTCGCTGCCACCGTATTGGAAGGCTTGCGTGATGTTCGCATCGCTTTCAAGTTGGAAGTGCAGGTCTGGATTCGCAATGAGCGAGACTGCATCCATTGGCACTTGGCGATTGATGAGAGTCTTGCGTGCTGCGCGGATTTGAGCCAGTCCAGTTCCGCCGATGGTGACGGCAGTTGCGGCAGGGCTGCCGAAAGATGCCACGGTGAGTGCGTTGAACACGTTCTGCATACACTTGCGAGCAAGTGCGCGGCCTTGGTTGGCAGCGAAGTTGGCAATGTCAGCAGCACCAGAATTTGAATACTGGATGTCGGTCAGGTCAACGCCGACAACTTGATGTTGATCGAGGTTGACTGTGATCGCGGCGATGGTGCCAGCTTCGGTTTCGTATGGGCTACCACTGTTGTTCGCATAGGCGAAGGTTGTGGAGTCCAGTGCGGAAACGCGAGGGATGATGATAGCGTCACCTTTGCGGCGAGCTTCATTGGAGTAACTGCGGGTGAAGGCAGAGAGAGGAAGAAGTCCAGCGGTGAATGCGCGGAGAACTTCTTGGACGTAGATTTTGTCAACGAATGTAGAGGCCATAGTGGTATTTGATTAAGAGTTGATTTGAGATTGTTCAGCAAGAATTGCCTTGCGGTTTGCTTCGTAAAAACGGGTTGCTTCTTCACCTTTCAGCTCTTTGAAAACCTCAAGGATGGAAAGCGTTTCTTGGTTGGTGACTGATACAGTCCCAAGATCAAGAGGTTCACCGTGACCCATGCTCGCCAGCTTTTGCGCGGCGGCTGTGTCGATCTTCTCGGCGGTGATGATTGCGATCTCTTCCATCTCGGCAATCTTCGCTTCTAGTGCTGGCACTAGATCGGCTTTGATGCGCAGCTCGATGTTTTCAGCGGTAATCTCGGCGGCTTCTTGCAGCGCGAGTTCGGCGGCGTCGAGCTTTGCTTGGAACTCGGCAGCTTGAGCGCTAAGGTCAGCTTCAAGAGCAGCGATGCGCTCGATGGACTCTTCGGAAGATGGATTGGTGAGACGATTGAGGAAGCTCATGTGCGAAGATTCAACTTTTTCTTGGCGAATGTCAACCTGCTCGCCGATGATCTCGTCAACAAAGCCGTTGGCGATGCTTTCTTTTGCGTTCATCCATGTTTCGCGCTTCATCATTGCGCGGATTTCTTCCTTATCCATTCCGGTTTTTTCAGCATAGATTTCCGCGATGTTTTCGCTGATACCGTCCAGCAGGTCGGCAGTCTTGCGGAGCTGCTCTGCGTTTCCATGCGTGCCGCTCGATGCGTCGTGAATCATCATGCGACCATGCTTGACCATCGAAACCTTGTCACAGGCCATGCAGATAACGCTGGCCATGCTGGCGGCCATGCCGGTAATCGTAGCGTTGACAACAACGCCACGGTCGCGCAGAGATTTGATCTCTTGGTAGATGGTGTATCCATCGAACACGCTGCCGCCGGGGGAGTTGATTTCGAGTTCGAGAACGTCAACGGCGTTTTCCGCCGTGTTCATAATCTCGCCAAAGTCTGCACCTTCAGCAACGGCCTTCGCTCCGAAGAGTCGCCCGATCTCGTCGATCATGCGCTTGATGCTGTCCTGGGTGACTTGCTCATTGAGCTTCACCTTGCCGCCTTTGTTTTCGATTGTAATCATGGTTGGGATAGGGTTTCGTCTGGTTGCGGTTGCTCGCTGGCTGTCAAAAGTCGGATGCTGCGCGAGTCGATCTCTACGCCGTATTTTGCGTTCTTCTCGCGGATGCTGAGGATGGTTTTCGCGGCCTCTTCGGTGCGCTCGTCGATGCTTTCGTCCAAGTCCATCGACAGCTCGCCGAGGATCGAGGTGGCGTTGATCAGTCCCTTGTCGTAGAGTGCCATCTTCTCCTTCAGGCTGCGTCCGTCGTCAATCGTGAGCTTCGGCGGGCGGGTGAATCCCCAGTTGAACCAGTCGGCAGATTGCGGGATGCGGTTGTTTTCCATCGCCCACGCAATCGCTTTGCGCACTCTCCACTTAGCGACTTTCTCAAGGATGGCTTGGCGATCCTCGACGAAGCGGCACGCTTTGCCGATGTCTTCGCGCTGCGCTGTGCCTTGCCCAGATGGTTTCCAGAGGGTTGCTGGCAAGCACGCGCCGACCAGACATTGACGCGCCTGCATGTCGTAAAATTCATGCCACGGGTTGCCGGGGCGGAAGTTTTGATGCTGGGTGATCTTCTCACCTGCTCCGGCCTTGGCATACATGATGCGCCCGCCTTGCAGGAATTGCACGGCGAGGTTTCCGCAGTCGCCCGGAACGTATCCAGGCTCTTCCATGTCCGGTCCACCTGTCTCGTTCTCGACGGTGTAGTTGAGGCTCGACATCGAAAGTAGGTTCATCCGCTCCCACTCTTCGCTCTGCATGATGTCGCGGAGGTTGTTGAGGGAGTGCCAGAAGAGCGGCAGTCCCCGGCGTTGCTCCGGCCAGTAACGGTCAAAAACGTGGAGGATGAATTTCTTCTCGATGAACTGCTTGTGCTTGCCGTCAACGTCGCAAAGCGAATAGGCGACCGGGATTGATGTGCCGGGGAAATACACGATGCCGTCATACAGATCGTAGCCTGCATATTTGCCGGTCTTCTGGATGCCGTCATCCTTTTCACCGCTCGAAATCCGATGAGACGGGATTTGCTGAATCTGCGGGTAGCCGTTTTTCGTCTGCGTCGAATACTCGAAAACCTCGCCGTCGCGGTCGATGCTTACCGAGTCAACGAACATGTCAGAGGTGAAGTCCGCGATGTCGCCGTCGATGTTGCAGATGGGATACCATTCATCTTTTAGCCAGAATTTCGCAGCATCGCCGAACTCCTTGTCCTTGCCTTTGTAGGTCGGCAGCCATGCGTTGCCGACTGCGTAAATCCCGATCTGGTTGGACGCGCCGACCATGAGCGGTGAGTTGAGATACAGCGTGCGGCTCGCGGATTGCAGCGTCTCGCGGTCGTATTTCGTGACGATCTTGTGCAGGTCACGAAGGTTCCGTGATTCGCTCGGCCTGTCGCCGCCGCCGAGGTTGGCGTGGCGCGATGGCCTGCGCAGAAAGGATGAACTAGCGGCGTTTCCGTATTGGTCGAGTATCATAGAAATGCAGCTCTGGTGGTTCGGCTTCCGGCGGAATCGCGCTCAATCATGCTCATCACGAGTTGAAGGATCTGTAAACGCTCGGCGGGTGTCGAGGTTGCTTTGCCGGAAAATGATTGGCCGTTGACTGTGGCAGATTCCACCTGAATCCCGCCGGTCGTAGATGTGATCGCAGTCGCGGCAGCCAGATATTCGGCTTTTTTCGCCTCAATCAACGTGGGGTTTCCACGGATCGCGCGAAAGACTGCCTGTGCTTGAGAGAAAGCCGATGCCATGCGGGAGGATTCACCGCATGGTGGCGAAAGTCAAACAAAGGGTCATTCCTCACATCCATCGTCAGCAGCCTTCGCCAGTCCGCGCTCGATAGCGTCGGCGATGATGATCCTAGAGGCCTCGTAGCGGTCAATCATCAGGGATGATCCGCTTACCGCTCGCGCCAGTTCCTTTTTCGTCTCTGGGTCAATGTCGGTCGGGGTCAGATAGCGGGGTCTGATTTTCAACGGTGGCGGCAACTGCTTGCCTTTCAGCGATACCCAGACCTTCTTTTCCTCTTCGTAGTAAATCCCTGATTCGCGCCGTCGATCATCCGCCCGCTTCTTCGTCTCGGTGCGCCTGCTTCGATAGACTCCGCGCTTTTTACTCATCGTCTTTTGGTGGGGTGAAGATTCGGAACATGAGCGCGGCAGCCACCTGATACGCTTCGCAGTCACGCAGGTGGTTCGCGCCCTTGCGAACCCACTTGCGGATTTCCTTGCCCTTCGCATCGCGGGTCGTCTCGATCCGCTCGCCGTTGAGGTGCTTCCCGTAGCTCGGCGGCGCGTCGTCCTCGACCATCCACGCGGCGCCTTCACCGGACATGAGCCGATGCAGGATGTATTGGATCGGCTCGGTGGCGATGTGCCAGCAAACGGCCTGATTCTTCTCCTTGCTCAGCGCATACCAGCGTTTCGAGTAAAGCCGGATTTCCTTTTTCGTCGGGTCACCCTTCACTGGCCAGTCCCATCCGCTCTTGCGGTTGCCGTCGCCCTTCATGCCCTGCCATCCATACCGGACGATGATCCCAGCCATGCGCTCTTGATCGAATCCGACATCGAGGAAGGTGTGGCGCGGCTCGACTCCGTAGCGGCTGCGGATTTCCTCGCACTCTTCCACGGTGTTGATGTAGGCGGCGAAGAGTCCTTTTGACTCGCCGCCTTGGCACCATGCCCGGAT